CGGTAGCGGTACCGACAATATAACTCGTATCGTCAGCCTTCGAATCCCAGTCCAGCCCGGCAAAGGTAATGGTGGAAGTGATATCGCCATCGTTCGGCACCTCCATCTTCCAAACGCTTACCTGCGCACCGCGGGAAATGGATGCAACACCGATATCAGATGCATAGGTAGCTAGAGAGAACGTGATGCGGTCGTTACCCATCGTCAGACTATCACTAACCCAGTCAGCACCAAAGCAGGATGCCAGGAACGCATCATGCTGCCCCCAGCGAAATTTTGTTCCCACATCACCGCCGACATCAACAGTTCCCAGCGTAGCACCCTGCGCCATGCGGGTGCCGCCGATTTCGTCGTTATCGTTGGTGTTCTGGGACGGTTTCACACCCCAGCTTGAACGTTTGAGAAGATTCCAGGCACCTGCAGGGGTAATTCCTGGTGTCGTCTCCCGGATAAAGGCCGAGAGTACCTTAGCGCCGCTCGACATGCGGTCACCTCCATCGAAGTTAAGCGCTACAGAGCGCGGTAAGGGATTTGAAGATTGAGCTGAGACCAGCCATCAGTTTCACCAGCAGGAACAGCAGATACGGCGAAATAACTGAGTTTCCCGTCATTCTGAAACTCAAAAAGCTCGCGAATTTTGTCTGCGGTCTGGGTGATAATAAGAGACCCTGAACCAGTGGGAACGAATAATTGAATAGCGATGATCCCTGAACGATGAACCACCGGGCCGTTACCGATTTCATTAGCCGCAGCCAGTCCAGGCAGATTACTCAATCTCGCCCAGATAGCTTTTCCTGAAGGGTCATAGGTTTTATCGTTTGGATAGCGCACATCACCAGGGGAAATAGCCGTCTGCGCCGTCATGCGAACAATGACAGCGGTTCGTATTTCTGTAAGAGTCATTTGTAGGCCTGCATCACACCGTGGAAAGAGACTGCATAGATACCTTCCGGTGCTTGCTGTGAATGGCCGTCCTCCAGCGATTCAGCATATGGAAGGTTATTCTGGATATAAATAACCGAATATGGTTTGCCTTGGGCAATTACGGCACTACCTTGTTGAAGGGTCTGGCCGCCAGCTTTATCAGTTGATGCTGAGGACGCATAATCAGGCGATCCCATAGTCACCCGGTTATTCGCCCTGAACCGTCCAGTATCCACGGGTGACCGCATCACAATTTCATTGAGTAACTGGAGAGAGATGAATCGCAATTTTTTCCCAACGTCTTCTTCAACCTGCTTAACGAAAAGCGATGGGTCGATACTCCAGGTCTTTGCCATTTCACACCCTCCGCAACTGAATGGAGTAAGCCGCACCAGCCGGGTCTGTTTCCACGGAAATCGCCTTGTATCGCTGTTGTTCACCAGTAACCAGGTCAGGTGCGGCGATGATGTGATCGACTTTCGGCTTATCGGTTACTTCATTCACCAGCGCCACCAGCTCGATATCGCCTTTAATGATATTCACGCCGTCGATACGCTCAACGCTGTAATCAGCCAGCACGCCGCGCCCGGTATATGTAACGGTAGTTTCGCCCCCGGTTTCAGTTACAGGATCCCATCCGGACTGGATAACGTAAGAACCGGTGAATGCGTTAACAGCGTCAGAAAGGTCATCATCGAACGCAGCGGCTATTTCTGCCTGAAGTTCATCACGAAGCCCCATGATGGACACCATTGGATTGCTGAAACTCAACAGTGACTACACCACGTAGTTTCCGCGTGTATATCTCACCATTTCGTTTAGCTTTGAGCGGGTGTGGGACGAATTCGATAATGCCCTTTAGCTCATTGGCATAAACGACATTGTTTATTTTGTTGTCGTTCATGAATACATCGCGGAGGCCACGTCCATCGCCAACGCAATGAATACGTGGATTGATTGGTTTGATGATGCTTATCACGCTACCCCCTCACCAGTCGTATCTGCGACTGATTAACTCCGTAAGGCTTCAACAGTGCCAGGGCGAACTGCAAATCAGGGTCGAGCAATGCGGTGCTATTGGTGGACAGTTCCGCGAATGACTTCGACACGCTGACACCTTTGGCCTCGACCGATTTACTGGTTACAACCCCAGAATCGGTTTTCTGCTGGTACAACTTCCCGGCGGCCGCCACCGAGGCGGCATATGCGCCAGCCTCTTTGACATCTTCGGGAATATTGTCGGGGCAGACGCGCAGGTTTAACCCGTTCAGCCAGGCGTTCGCCATTTTGACGGATTTTTCTTTCTTACTGGCGTCTGTCCAGTCAGCGCCGAGGATCCGATCAACATCCGATACAGTGATGTAGGTGATCATGAATCACTCCTCGATGCGCCAGCCTGCCGCCTTCCAGTTTTCAACTTCGTCAGGATGAACATCAGCGGATGTTGGTGCGCCGGGGAATGCAGGGTATTCCGTGAACATAGCCACCAACTCAACCTGTTCCTGCTGCTGTTCCTGCTGCTGTTCCTGCTGCTGTTCCTGCTGGGCAGGATTTTGTTGATCACTATTCAGCGTGGCAAGTTTTTCCGCCTCACGCTGTGCGCGCTGCTCTTTGGTCAGTCCGGCCATAAGCCCTCCAAAAGGAAAAGGGGCCGAAGCCCCTTAGTGAATGGTTGTGTTAGCCCAGCAGCATGACAGCATGAGCTGGCTTAATTTCTTTCACACCCCACGCCAGGCCAACTTCATAACGCACCTGACGGTACTGACGGTACAGCGCGATCTGGAAGGTGATGCCTGATACCGGGTCGGTAACGTTCATCACATCATCAGCAGTATCGCCGCCTTCAGGCATTGCCGGAGTACGTGAAGCCAGGAGGAACGCGTTACGATCGAATGCCATGTTGGCGGTAAAACCGCTGATAACGGTAATAGCCACATTGTCGGCCAAATCCTGACGCAGGCCAGGTGCGGACAGGGTGATCGTGGTCGCGGAGGAAGCCGCAACAACATACTTATTATTGTCGCCTACAAAAGTCACCACCTGACCAGCCGCGATAGCGCCAGTGCCGGTATCGATGGCAATAATGATATCTCCCTCCTGCTTCGCACCGTTTACCAGGTAACCAGCAGCGGAAGAAGTAGGCGCGCGCTTCACGCCAGCAGAACTGTGAATGTTGAAGCCTTGCAGGCGGCCAAGCACACCTTCGCGCAGGAGTTGCTCAGTTCCGGCTTCATTGACTTTGAACAGAACGGATTGCTTACCGCGCATGTTCGCAATGGCGTCAGAGTCGAGAACCATCTGCAGGTTAGTTGTTGGCGAACCATTTTGTTCCAGAACTTTTCGCGCATTCGCTGCGTCGGAAAGATCATCTTTGATACCAAACGGCGCGGTACCAGCAGTACCGATAGCACGAGAGGTGCCGTAGTAAAGCGCACCCAAATCGGAATCAACTTCGTTAGACAGTGCGCGGAATGCCTGGGTGAACTGGTCGGCGAGGATGGTGTTGTAGGTACCAGCCGGGCCAAGTGCCAGTTGTTCTTCACCATTCCATTTGACCGGAGCCATTTTTGATTTGGTGATTTTGACATCAACGGTGCCGATCGTCTGGTCGCCGTCATTCGGTGCTGTAGCCCCCGGTGTAATATCGACAGTGGTTGCTGCGGGTGCAACAGGGGCAGTAACTGTCTGCCCCTTCGCAGCTGCATCTGCTTTGGTATTACGTGCGACAGCGGGGATAAAGCCCACCTGCTCACGTGAAACAATATCCAGAGCGGTATAGATAGTCGGGATCAACCCGGTCAAAGTGTTCGACATGATTCATTATTCCTTAGAGATAGATTTGGGTTGGTTGAGCTATCCAGCTCTGGCACCAGCTCCCATCCGGAAGCTGGCAAAGTGGTTAATCAACGACAGTAATGCCGTCTTTAAGTGCTGTTTGTTTGCCGGCCATATCCAGCGAATCAAACGCAGTTCGTTTCATGGTTTTCTGGCCAGCCTGGTGCTGTGTGGTACGAGAGTCACCGCCACTATTGCCGCTGGCCTTAAGGATGTGGTCTTTCTGCGGGTAATTTTCGACGAGGAACTCAAGCGCCTCATCGAAACCAGCGGTTTCACCAGGTTTGGAACGGGAGTAGATTTTGTTGCCTGAGCCGTCATAGGCGACAACCTTGCCATCTTCGACCTTAAATGACTGACCGAAGCGCGCCTGAAGCATGTCGGACGGAATGGCAATCTTGTCGGCGATAAATTTCGAGCCGGAGAAATTTCCGCCAATCATGGCGTCGTAGAGCTGGCCTTCCAGTTTCTGGCTTTTACCGTTGGCTTCTTCCAGCTGAGCCTGGAAGGATTTGGTGATATCAGCCCTCACTTGGTCAACCGCGCCAGCGTCGATTAATTTTTTCTGGTCGATTTTGGTCATCATTTCCAGCGCTTCGAGTGCTTTAGCCGGGTCGGTGATGCCGGAGAATTTCGCCAGATTTGTTTCAGCAGATTCTTTAGCCAAACGATGGGATTTGGCCTCTCCATTCAGCTCAGTAATTTTGCCAATCGCCTGGGCAGCATCAAAGCCGATCTCTTTTCCGT